AATGAGCAGCCCTGCACTACGCCGCTCATTGCTCATTTTCTCTCTCTGAGCATGCTGCTGGTGGCTGGAAGGAAGTGAAAAGGTGAAAGAATACGGTTTGGAATACCTGCGGGGGAAGCTCGCTGCGAAGCGCGAACGGGCTGAGCTGCGGTATAAATTCTATGAAATGAAGAATCAGATGCGGAAGATCCAAGCTCTGATACCTCCGGAGTTCGCAACGCTGACCTATTCGCTCGGATGGTGTGCGAAGGCTGTGGATTCCATTGCAGATCGTCTGATCTTCTCGGGGTTTGAGAATGATGATTTCCTGTTTGATCAAATCTTCAAGATGAACAACCCCGATGTGCTGTTTGATTCGGCAGTGCTTTCCGCGACAATCTCTGCTTGCTGCTTTCTCCACATCAGCTACGGCGACAATGATTACCCGGTGATCGACTGCATTGACGGTACAAACGCGACCGGCATCATCGACACCGCGACCAATCTGCTGACAGAGGGCTATGCGATCCTGGAGAACGATCCCACGACCGGCAAGCCGCTGCGTGAAGCATACTTCCTGCCGGACCGTACTGAATACTATGTGTCCGGTGACCTCTATGACACTATCGTGCATCCTGCTGGTGCGCCGCTGCTTGTGCCGGTGATCTACCGGCCTGACGCAATGCGCCCGTTCGGGCATTCCCGCATCAGCCGGGCATGTATGGATATTGTGCAGACTGCAAGGCGCACGCTGCTGCGCTCGGAGGTCGGCGCGGAGTTCTACAGTGTGCCGCAGAAATACATTGTCGGTATTTCGCAGAAAACGCAGTTTGACAACAAAAAGGCTTCGATGTCGTCTTTCCTGAAAATCACGAATGACGGCAATGCCGACAAGCCGACGCTCGGACAATTTGAACAGCAGAGCATGGCGCCGCACATGGAGCACATGAAAATGCTTGCGTCCATGTTCGCCGGTGAGACCGGTCTGACGCTGGAAGACCTCGGATTCACGACCGGCAATCCGCCGAGCTATGACGCGATCCGCGCATCACATGAGAATCTGCGGCTGACTGCACGCAAGGCACAGCGCAGCTTCGGCACCGGTTTTCTCAATGCCGGCTATCTCGCGGCGTGCATCCGTGACGGTGAGACATATAACCGGAGTGCTTTCCGGGATGTCAAACCGGAATGGATGCCGATCTTTGAGCCGGATGCTTCCGCGCTCGGTGCGATCGGTGACGCGATTCTGAAGATCAACCAGGCGTCTGAGGGCTTCCTCGGCGCACGGAACATCAAGAACATGACCGGCCTGGAGAGTGATGCCAAATGACGGTGCAGGAAGAAGTCAGGCAGCGCATCGAGCGCGATGTCCTGCTTGCGAAGCTCCGGAAGAAGATCGACAGCGGCAAGGCGGATTTCAACGATACGTTCCTTTACAGCGACCGTGCCGGCAAGCTGCTCGGTGATATCTTCGCGCAGCGGCTGCCTGACATCCCTATTGCAGAGCGTGAAGCACTTTGCGTGGATCTGCTGCATGACCGGTACACGGACATCAACAGTCTGTGCGATGCCGTGCAGCGCGCGCTTGACAAGGCGAGCGGGCTTCACCTGAAGCCGCAGCGTGCTCCATTCGAGGAAGCGCGTGCGCATCTGATCGGGCATTCGACTGCTGACCAGACCGTTTCTGTGGAAACACAGCAGCGCCGCGGACGTTCGGCAACGGCAACGATGACACGCTCCATGCATGACGACCGCATGAAGGCCGAGGCGAAGTTCCGCAGTCGTGCAGGGCTGAAATGCACTGTGAACCGTATAGCCGCGGCGAAATGCTGTGAATGGTGCGATCAGGTTGCCGGAAAGTATGCGTATGAAGACACACCGCCGGATCTCTGGCGCAGGCATGACAACTGCAACTGCACAATCGTTTACGGCACGCGCCGGGACAGACAGGTGTTGCGCGGAACTGAGAAAAAATGGGAGATTGTTGCAGAGGGCGCCGGTGCGCCGGAGCCTGTGCGTCTGACGCCGGAACAGGCACGGAAATTGCAGGAGAAACATCAGCTGACAGTATTGACAAAGCCTGCTGAAAGTGGTACAATAACAGAAAAACGCGGTATCCGAATTAGTATGCAGTTCTTCGCACATCGAAACAGCGAAGATATGCCGACTATTCGGCTGCCTAAACAGGAATATGCTCATGTAATGAGCGAGATTGCCTCGCACTTGACAGATAGTGACAAAACAAGTCCTGTTTTTGTAAAGCGAATTGGAAACTATCAGTACACGGTAGAGAATCACGGTTTCGGAAACTACCGAATTATTGCAAAGAGGAAGATTAGAAATGGCTGATTCAAAATCGCGTTTGAAAGAACTGCTGAATAAGATTACTGATAATCAGGAATATATTTCAGGTATTCTCGATAATGCACCGCATAACGATGATAGGGAATATATGTATCAGTATATTCTCGCGCATCCGGATATTACGGTTTCCGATATAATTTTACTGTCAGCCGAACTCGGAATGATTCGTGACGGTGAACTTGAACCGTTACCGGATGATGAAGATTAAACCGCCCTGAGTAATCAAGGCGGTTTTCTCATGCCCAAAAACCGAAAGGAGTTTATCACATGGAAGACTGGAAAGAACGCCTGAAAGCCGAGTATGCGCAGACCAAAGAGCGCTACGAGAAGCTGAAAGCATGGAACAACAAGCAGGAAGTCTCGCGTCATACTGCATATAAGCCGGTTTGTAATGAAGACGATGCCAAAGAACAGGCAATCGGTGAATACAGAGAAGAGCTCATGCGCAGACAGCAGGGTGCTATGGGTGAATACCTGCATTTTATGGAGCTGCGTGCCTCATTGGATGGCATCGAGCTTTGATCTGAACTGAATAAACCACAAGCACTCTGCAAAGGGTGCTTTTTTCATGCCCGAAAGGAGAACACCATGCCGAACGGAGCAAGAGCCAGACCGAGCAAAGCGAATCTGCGGCCTGACCACAACGGCCCGCAGCGCGCGCAGTTCGAGTCGAACAAGAAGAAAATCTATGCGACGCAGACAGTCTGCGGCATTTGCGGCAAGGAAGTCAACTTCCGGCTGAAATGGCCGCATCCGATGTCTGCATGCATCGACCATATCATTCCGGTTGCCAAAGGCGGGCACCCTTCTGACATCTCCAACATGCAGCTCGCACACATGTCCTGCAACCGGCAGAAATCCGATAAACTGACAGCTACACGGGAAGTTTCAACCGGAGTTGAACTGGTTTCAAACCGCGCGCTGCCACTCACATACGACTGGAAGTCGGTATAAGAAAGGAGCTTTTTGCATGGACGAAGTTCGTCTGGGCAAACAAACTCCTACCATCTGCATCCGGCAGCCGTATTCCGAATCTATCGGGACGGAAGCCGTTGACCTATACAATCGCTCAGACCGCACCGCACAGGACTGGCAGGCGCTCATGGTTGAAGATATCATGGCCGTTGATGACGACGGGCTGTGGATCCACATGAAATGCGGCTGGTCCATTCCGCGACGGAATGGCAAATCTGAAATACTCATCATGCGCGTGTTGTGGGATCTGCTCCATGAACGGCGATGCCTTTACACCGCGCACCGCGAATCGACCTCTGCAAGTACGTGGGAAAAAGTCTCGAAGCTGCTCAAGAAGATCGGTTACAAAGAGGATGAGGATTTCAAATCATACAAGTCAGCCGGCCGCCTTAGCATTGAATGGCTGAAAGACGGTTCGGAAGCTGTTGCCAACTTCCGCACTAGAAGCGGAAAAGGCGGTCTTGGCGAAGGCTATGACACGCTGATCATCGACGAGGCACAGGAATACACTTCCGATCAGGAATCTGCGCTGAAATATGTCGTCACTGACGCACCAAACCCGCAGACGCTCATGTGCGGCACACCGCCGACAGCAGTCAGCTCCGGCGATGTGTTCCTTAGATTCCGGAAATCCGTGCTGACGGCAGGCCGCGAAAGCTCGTTCTGGGCAGAGTGGTCTGTGCCGGACCTGACTGACGCACATGATCCGGAACTCTGGTACGAGACAAATCCCTCGCTTGGCACGATCCTGACGGAGCGCAAGATCCGCGACGAGCTCGGTGATGACCAGGTCGATGACAATATCCAGCGTCTGGGCCTTTGGCTCAAATACTCACAGAAATCCGCGATCACACAGAAAGACTGGGAACACTGCGCACTGCACACGCCGCCGGAACTCGGAGATACACCGCGCCTTTTCTTCGGCGTGAAGTATGCAAAGCAATCCGGCAATGTATCTCTCGCAGTCGCAGTCAAAACAGATGACGATCAGATTTTCCTGGAAGCGATCGACTGCCGCCCTGTCCGTGACGGCAATGAATGGATCATTGCATACTTGCGGAATCCGCATGCGGTGACCGCTGTCATTGACGGTGCGGGCAATCAGAGCATTCTTGAATCTGACATGAATGATGCGGAAACGGAATGCACAGCACTGCTGCCGCGTGTGCAGCAGATCCCGGAAGCAAACGCACTCTTTGAGAAGCAGCTTTTTGCCGGGAAGCTGTGTCACATGAATCAGCCGGCACTGCGGCAAGCTGCGGTTAACTGTGAGCACAGAGCCATCGGTTCAAACGGCGGCTTCGGGTATACGTCCGTTCTGAAAGGCGCGGACATCTCACTGCTCGAAGCTGCTGCGCTGGCAGTGTGGCAGTGTGCAAACGACAGGGAAGAACCTGAGTACACTGTCGAATACTAACGTAACTACACGGAAAGATAGGAGTTTATTATGTCTGAAGAATTCAAGGCTATTGAAACACAGGAAGCGCTCGACGCTATCATCAAAAACCGTCTGGAGCGCAACACTAAGAGCGTGACCGACAGCGTGACCGCTGAGGTCGCAAAGAAATATGAGGGCTGGGTCTCTCCGGATGACGCAAAGAAGTCCGCTGATCAGATCGCAGCACTCACCGAAAAGCTGAAGGCAAGTGAAACACAGGTCGCTGACCTGACCGCGAAGATCAGTGCGAACGAGATCAGCTCGGCAAAACTGAAAATCGCACTGGAAACCGGTCTCCCTTCCGCTTTGGCTGAACGCCTTACCGGCAGCACAGAGGAAGAACTGCGCAAGGATGCGGAATTGCTCGCGAAATTCGCAGCGCCGCAGCATCAGCAGCACCGTTTCTCTTCTGAGCGCACGGAAGGCCTTTCCGGCGTAGAGCAGGCGTTCTACGCGAAAAACCCCGAACTGAAAAAGTGAAAGGAGCATTACTATGGCACATGAAGCACAGGCAAGATATTCCGATCTCGTCCTCGCAAAGCTGCGCGCTGAGCTGGTACTCGCTGACGGCTTTGTCTTCAACAACGACTATGAGGGCGACCCGAAGGCCGGCGCTGTCAAGATCCCGGTCCGTGATACCGAGGTGGCTGTGTCCGACTACGACAAGGCAAACGGTCTCGCACCGACGACCGGCAGCACGACCTACACCACGCTGGTGATCGACAAGGACAAGGCGGTCAATGAAGTGATCGACGGCTATGATGCCGCATCTGTTCCGGACAACCTCGTTGCAGACAGACTGGATTCCGCAGGCTACTCCCTCGCGCGTCAGCTCGATACCGACGGTGCGACCACGCTGCTCGCGGGTGCAACAACCGTGAGCGTTGTCAGCCTGACAAATACCAACATCTACAGTATTATTGTGGACATCCGCACCGCGATGAGCAAGGCGAATGTTCCGGATGACGGCAAGCGCTATCTGCTGGTCACGCCTGACACCTTTGCGCTGATTCTTAAGTCGCCGGAGTTCATCTCTGCTTCTGATCTTGGCGATTCTGTTAAGCAGAACGGCATTCTCGGCAAGATCGGCGGCTTCCTCGTCAAGGAATGGAACGATTCCACTACAAACCTTGCCATGATCGCAGGTCACCCGCGTTATGCAACCCGTGTGCATGAGTGGAGTGTTCCGGTCAAGGTGCAGGATCTCGCACAGTCCGGCGACTACATCGGCGCTTGCGCTGTTCAGGGTCGCCGCGTTTACGGTCACAAGGTGCTCCGTGCTTCTGCGATCCTCGCAGTATTTGCACCGGGCAGCCTGACCGTTTCGCTCGCAGCATCCGACTCCGGCAAGACCATTGCAACCGTTACCGCAGGCAACACCGGCACGACCTACAAGTACACCAAGAACCCGACAAGCCGCGTGCCTTATGGCGATGCATACAGCAGCGGAACTTCGCTGACTTCCGGCACAACCAAGATCGCGGTCGCAGAAGGCGATGTGCTTGAGATTGCAAATATTTCCGACGGCGGTGTCATTGCAGTCGCTTATGTCACCGTCAGCGCAAGCGATATCGGGTCGTAATCATGGCGGGGGGGGAGTACGCAAAGGTCGGTGATATCAAGGCGATCGGACGCACCCTCTCGGAAGAGCAGGAACAGGCGGCGGGAGTTCTGCTCGCGCAGGCTTCCGCCATGCTCCGGCTCGAAGCACACAGCTACGGCAAAAGTATTGACCGCATGATCGCAGACCCAGAGACCGGCGAAGACTTCGCACTCGCTGTCAAAATGGTCGTCGTTCAGGCGGTCTGCCGCGCACTGGATGCCGCAGAAGAGGGGGCTGCCGTACAGTCCGCCAGTGAATCACTCGGTCCGTATCAGTATAATTACACGTATCTGAACGCCGGTCAGATGCTATATTACAAGAAGTCCGAAATTCAGCAGCTCGGCATTGCGCGGCAGTCTGTTGGCTTTGCTGATCTTTACGGTGTGATGGATGAAAGAGGTGATTGACAATGTTCATGGATGGAAATGTGCAGATCAAGGATTTTTCTGATGATGTCCTGCGCGCGCTGCATCGGCAATGTGCAGCAGCGCTGGAGCAGATTGGATCTGTTGCAGAACAACATGCAAAGAACATTGTCAATTCTTCCAGTCTTGTGGATACAGGTGAGCTGAGACGTTCGATCTCGCACGCAGTCAGCGGTACTGACGTTTACATCGGCACCAACAATCCGTATGCTGTATTTCATGAGCTTGGAACGGGTCGATTTACCAGACCTCATGCAAGCGTAAAATATGGCGTAAAGCCCGTGCATTTTATCAAGAAGGCTGCGGTCAATCACCGTAAGAAGTATCGCTCGATCATGCTCGATGCAATGAAGAAATGAGGTGCGCATGAGGATCCTGCAAAAGAACATGGAAGCATTTTGCCGGATGATCAAAAGCCGGACGCCGGACGGACAGAGCGGCAGTTCCGGTGCATGGACCGAAGGCGAATCATTCCAGGCGTGCGCAGTTCGTGATCAGACCGGCAGAACTGCTCCGAAAGCACAGAGTATTGAAAAAGGCGGTAAGCCGGATGCGATTGCCGGATATTCCGTTCTGACTGCTCGCTCTGTATCGCTTCCGTTTCATGCAGTTATCAAGCGACAGCGTGACGGTCTGATCCTGCGAATCACAAATGACGGTCAGGATGCACAGACACCGGAAGGCGCTCGGCTTGATCTCCGGATGGTCTCCGCGGAGGAATGGAGGCTCACATGACAAAAGCTGAATGCATCCATGCGTTTTTTTCGTCGTTCGGACTTCCTGCTTATGAGGAAAATAGTGTCCCTGACTATCTGGACGATGAACAGACGGTGGAAAATCATCCGCCGTACATCACTTACGAACTCCTGACGGATGATTTCCGCGGAGAAGCTGTGCCGGTGACCGTCCTGATTTATGATTATTCAGATTCATGGCAGATGCTGAATGAGAAAACAGAGGAGATTTCCAGAAGAATCGGACGTTTTCTCCGCCTGATCTGCGATGATGGTGTGATCGCTGTAACAAAGGGCTCTCCTTTTGCCCAGAATGGAACGGATAAGGATGACCGCACCGGCAAATACAAGTATATCAACCTTGAATTCACATTTGTGACAAACTAGGAGGAAATATCATGGGAATTGATCTCTCTCAGCTTGAAACCCTGCGCCCTGAGCAGATTCAGGACATCCAGTTTGATACCGGCATTCTTGTCCGGAACTTCAATATCGACGATTTCCGCGAGTCGATCCTGAACGGCGCTGTCTCGCAGGTTACAAAGGACAGCTTCGGCGTCAATGTGCAGCGTGATCTGACCAATGTGCTCAGTGAGCTGAACAATGTCCATTTCGATTATCTCGAGGGACTTGTCACGACGAAGATCACCACAACTGCGACATTCACGCTCGCATCTATGAGCGCTGACGATCTTGCACTTGCGCTCGGCTCTGCGGATATTGACGGCGATCTGATCACGGTCCGGTTCGCAATCGAAACGGGCGATTTTCAGAATATCGCACTGATTCTCCCGATTCTGGACGGCGGTTTTGTAATCGCTGAAATTCCGCTTGCATACAGCACCGGCGGACTGAGCATTTCGACAAGCAAAGCTGCTGTCGGCGGACTGAACTGCACTGTAACCGGCTACAAGTCGCTGGCAAATAAGCAGATCCAGCCGATCAACCTTTACCGCATTGCAGGCCCTGTCCGGACGCTTGCTACAATCACCGTTGCATCCGCAGCGGGTACTGCATCCGGTACGACCAAGCTGACGCTCACCGGCTATACACCTGCTGCATCGGAATCCTATGTGTACAAGGTCGGAACCAATGCACCGACGATTGCATTCGGCGAGGTTCCTGACTATACATGGTCTGCATGGAACGGCTCTGCGGACATTACGGCTGCATCCGGCAAAAAGATCACGGTTGTTTCGATTGATTCGACCGGGAAAGCAGTCGCTGCCGGTACCGCAACAGTGACAGCGAAAGCATAAGGAGGATCAGGATGAAGACACTTGCGAACTGCACGCTTGAGGAGTTCCTTCCGCAGGCGTATAAAACCCGTGAAGTGTTCCATGCACTCTATCGCGCTGTGGACATGGACGGGCTGAGAAAGAATTTCGCGGCACAGTATCGTGATGCTGAAAAGGCAGAGCAGGATGCTGTATCCAGGAATTACATCGCAGGGATTCTTCGTGCACTGATGCTTGAGAACGCTGCAATGACAGTCGATGTCATTGCGGCGCTCAGCTTTCTCACGAGAGAGGAAGCCAACAAGCTGAAGCCGCGTGAAGCTCTTGCGATCATCACTGAATGCATTACGGATGAAAGCGTGATGTATTTTTTTATCAATGCGGAGCGCTTGGCGTCCGAAGGTACGGACGGTATCTATCTCATGTTGATCTGGGTGTGGCAAAGTGTCTCGGGCGTGCTTACATCGCAGAATGCATCGACGAACAGTGCGAGCGGGACAACCGTGAACTCATCTTCCGAAGCTACATCGGAGAGTGTCTGAGGATCCAGACGCGCGGTATTATCCAGACGCAGTTGTTTGATTTGCTCTCTGATCGTCCGGATGAGGATGATACGCCTGCACCGTCACTGGAACAGACTACGCAGAATATCATCGGAGGACTGAGCGCGCTGCTCGAACCAAAGCCGGAGGAATGCGATAATGAATGTATTTGATCTGTTTGCGAAGATCAGCCTTGACACATCCAGCTATGAAAAGGGGCTGACCTCTGCCAAGAGCCGCATGTCGAGCTTCGGAGACGGGCTGAAAGGTGCGCTGGGCAAAGCCGGTGATGTGTTTTCCTCGTTTGCGAAAGGTGCTGCGAAGTCGCTTGCAGTGGTCGGGACGGGTGTTAGTGCAGCCGGAACGGCACTGACCGGACTTGCCAAGAAATCGCTCGAAGCGTATGCAGATTATGAGCAGATTGAGGGCGGCGTCAAAAAGATTTTTGGCGAAGAGACTGCAAAAACAGTTATGAAGAATGCAAATGAAGCATTCTCCGCAGCCGGTCTCTCCGCCAATGCCTATATGGAGACTGTCACAGGATTTTCTGCATCACTGCTGCAATCGCTTGACGGCGATACCGAAAAAGCAGCGGAAGCCGCAAACCGTGCGATCATTGACATGGCAGACAATGTCAATACCTACGGAACGAGCATGGAAAGCGTGCAGAATGCTTATCAGGGCTTTGCTAAGCAGAATTACACGATGCTCGATAACCTCAAGCTCGGCTACGGCGGAACCAAAGAAGAAATGCAGCGTCTGATCACTGACGCAGCCGGCATGAATGAGGAAATGCAGAAGCTCGGTGTAACAGTCGATGCAGATTCTCTGTCATTTGGCAATATTGTCAATGCGATTTCCGTCATGCAGGAGCACATGAACATTGCCGGCACAACGTCCAAGGAAGCAGCGACAACAATTTCCGGTTCGATTGCCAGTGCGAAGGCAGCGTGGCAGAATTTCCTGACCGGCAGCGGCAGTGCCAAGCAGTTCACAGACGCGCTGAAAATTGCCGCTGGAAATGTGAAAGCCAAAGCGAAAGACATTGTCCCCGGCATGATCGAAGGCTTAACCGCGATTGGCGACGAGCTCGCACCGGAAATCCCCGGGCTGATCGAGGATCTTCTGCCTGTTGTGATCGACGGATCGTCGAATCTGCTTTCCGGACTTGCAGAACGTGCGCCTGATATTGTGAAGACACTGCTGCCGTCTCTTGCAAGCGGTACGGTGGATGTGACAACAGCACTTGTCGGCGAACTGCCTGAGCTGATTTCTGCGCTGAAGGAGACTGCTCCGATCGTGGTCAAGACGATCATGGAGAAAAAGGGCGACCTGAAAGAAGCAGGAAAAGAGCTGATCGGGGCGCTGATTCCCAGTGATTTCAATAATCTCCCTGAAATCGTTTCGGGTGCTGCTGGGTTTACCACATCATTTCTTGCAAAGCTGACGGATACGCAGAACACCAAGAGGGTGAATGACAAGGCATTTGAGATAATTGGCGCACTGATCAAAGGACTGACATCAAAGGAAACGCTGGATCAGCTCACTGATCCGGAGACAGGCGTGTTCAAAATTGTCGATAACATCGGACAAGGTCTGATAGATTTTGCAGATCATCTGCTCGATTCCTCAGGAGAACTGCTTGACAATTTTGTTGAGTATCTCAGCGATCCTGAAAATGTGGCAAAAATCCATAAAGGCGCTGAGGATATTGTAAATCACATTGGTGCCGGTCTTACTTCGGATAAAACGAAAATGGCTCTTGGACATTTTCTTGTATCGTTCTGTCAGTTTGTCGGATCTAGCATTGCAGCAGGAGGCGGCGCAAATAACGCTATCGACTGGGAAAATGATGTCGGCGGTGAAATTGCTTGGAAAATCATAAAAGGAATCTGGAGCAGCACCGCGTTTGGAAAGCTCGGAAAATGGCTCGGAAACCGTGCGGAAGATTTGTCTGATTTTGTTCACGGCATGGAGCTCGAGTATTACAACGATGATACGTCTGATTCGTTTACAGCTTATCGCCAGAACAGAATCGAGGAGGGCAATCGAGCTGCGTATAATGCAGTTGCAGGCAAATTTGATCCGGATACGCTGACTGGGCTGGCGCGCGATGCATATAACGCATCCAGACATGCCACCGGATTTTTCGTCAATCGACCGACATGGCTGAATCATGATATTGTCGGCGAATCCGGTGATGAAGTGCTTTTGCCGCTTGACAGCAATACCGCATGGATGGACAAACTTGCAGACAAGCTCGGGGCACGAATGAACGGCGGGATTGTAGTTGAGCGCATCATCATCAATGCGCCTTCTGATAAAGCGGAGGATATTGTCAATGCGCTTGACGAGGCATTGAGAAACCGCCAGATCGCGCAGGATAGAAGCACAGGAGGTACAGGATGGAAGTAACAAGCGTTGATTTTTTCGCCCTTGACGGTATCTCCTGCTCGGATGTTGGACTGTGGTGCGATACACCGCCGATTCAGATGCTTGCAGAAGAAAGAGGGAATAATTTTCAGGTCGGCGCAGATGAAGATTTGTACCGCTCTGACGATTCTTTCAACGATATTCAGTTCCGCTTTACAGCATACGCATTTTTTGCAGAGGATTTCGACCAAAGCAATGTGTATGCATTCCTGCACGGCAAATCCAAGCTGACAATGAGCAGGAACAGCGGCTATTACTGGAAAATCCGGTCTATCTCCTGCAATCCATCACAGTCCGTTGACGGGCAGAGAATCCGATATCAGATCACAGTAAAATGTGCACCGTTCCGGTACGTCGATAATGAGGAAGAAATCACGCTGACAAGCCCCGCGAACGTGCAGAACGCAGGGACACGCTACTGCAAGCCTGTATACACGCTGCATCTGACAAGCGCAGAGGGCACGGGCACGATCACGGTAAACGGTCAGACGGTAGCAATCAACATCCCCGTTACAACCGGAAGCACTGATTTTGTGATTGATTCTGAAAAGCAGATCGCGTATGCCGGAAACAATGCGATCTACACCAAGTACACAAGTGGTATTTTCCCATGGATGGGAGTCGGGCAGAATTACGTGACGTTCGGCGGTATTGTAGGCAGCGTGACGATCAAGCGGAATGAGAGGTGTTACTGATGGCGACGGTATACGTAAACAGTTGGGCAGAGTTTATTTCCGCTATCGGCGTGTCTGGTGATACCGTTGTTCTTCCTGAAAACGCTGAGTGGGATATGGGTGAAATCTTGCCCTACGGTCTTTCTTCAAATATAAATATTGCGTGCAAATCGATTAACGGCAGAGGCACACGAATCAAAAATCTCAATCTTAACAGTTACTATTTCGATTACGGCGGAACGGACGTTAAGTATTTCCAAAATCTGCTCATGACTGACTGGATAGGCACAAATAAGTTCTTCAATCTCCGATACGGATCACAGTTTACAAGATGCGCAATTTCGGGAATCACGTCAAACGCTGTTGTGATTGATAATAGTAATTCGTATAATTACAGCAAATGCATAATGATTTCGTGTTCCGTGAATGTGGAAGGCTCACACAGCCAATTCCGCCTTATTGATAGCATTTCTGAATTGAAATACTGCCGGATTGAGTTGCACGGCATGAATTCTGACGATTCAAGCCCAGCAGGAGACTGCTATTATTGTGAGCTTTCGCTATTTTTTCCGAACGCAGAAACTGGTTACTATGGATTCCCGTGGTCTTATTATAGCGGTTGCATACTGCATGGAAACATGAAGTCTGTATCTGTGTGCTATGAGTATTCTTCATCAATAAGCATAATTCCAACAGCGTATGATGTTGATATGTTCGCAGATTCCTTTGTATCAACGAGACCGGATTTATTCATTCCGTGTACAGACGATCAACTCAAAGACCCCGCATACTTGCGGAGCAAAGGATTCCCGATTGTTGTGAATGGTGGTGGTTAAATGACAGACTGGACAGGAGTACCCGGACAGTATCCTGACAATCCGGAGTTTATCCCGATGCCAAACGTGCTGAAAGATGAACCGTATGCGATATGGGCATTTCGACAGGATGATTTAGTCAACTATGGATATCCGCACCATGTCTTAATACCGGATTTGGTGCGAATCACACTGAATCCGGTAAAACAGCGCGAGTATATCACAGTTTACGATATGCTGTCAATAAAATCGGATTTTCTGACGAACGGGCTTGCAATCCTATGTCCTACAGCCGCCGCGGTGCACGAGATCATCAACGGCGAGTACAGCCTGACGCTGACACATCCGATGGATGCGCTCGGAAAATGGCGGTTTATCCGTGAGAGTAACATCGTCAAATGCAAAGGACAATTATTCACCATCAAAAGAGTTGAATGGAATCACACGAGCGATAACACTGGAACGGTGACGGCATACTGTGAGCACATTTTTTATCAGCTCAATGATCTGTGGATTTTCGGCAGCGAAAACCGCACACCGATTCGGTACGCGTACTGCAAAGCCGCTATGGATGGTATCATGAGCAAGTATGTTAGCTATGATGAAGGTACGATGTACCGTTTTTCCTATGACTGGTCAAGTGACTGGGAATGGGGCGGCGCAAATCCATGGACGTTCATCATTGACGGCGCAGGTCAAACGCCCATTGAAAAGCTGATCGGCAGCGGCGGAATCATTGACGAAAAAGGCGGCGAACTTTACCGCAATAACTTCCATTTCAGCATCAATGAACGCATGGAAAACGCGCAGGATGATGCGTTTGATCTGCGATTCGGTGCAAACATGAAAGGGCTGCGGCGCACGGTAGACACCTCAACGCTTGCCTTGTGGATTGCTCTTGAGGATGAAGAAACAGGCGCAGTGCTTGCTGTATCATTCGCCGGTTATGATTTTCCGCTTTTTCAGTTTCCGCACAATATTGTAAGATCGCAGAAAATCAGATACGAGAAGGACTTCTATGATTGGTTCTGGGAGCGCATGTATGCCGGAGAAGATGTAAATGATGTGCTTTTCGCACGCCTTTACGCCGATCTGATTGCGCTGTGGAAAAACAGTTGCACACCTGTCCTCTGCTACGAGGTCGATGTGCAAGACCTGAAAGACATCTATCCGGAGTTGACGAATCATTATCAGTACAAGGTCGGTAATTCCGGCACAATCTATGACGAACTTCTCGGCGGAAAAGTAACGCTGAAAATCACCGAGACCGAGATGGACGGCATCACAGGCGAAGTCACCAGAGTGGTTTTCGGCAGCAAAAACAGCTTTACGCGCTCTGCCGGATATCCGCAGGAGTTCGATGTCGAACCGACAGAAAGCACATATGAGATTCCGCTGCGAGACAGCCGCGGCAAGCTGATCTTTGATAGCAGAGGAAAGCAAATCATGAGGAGGGGAACGTTATAATGGCTACAGATATCGGAGAAAGAACGTATTTGTCGCATACATCGCATGAGCTTGACGATGGTCTTGACGCAATTCCGCTTAAGGCGCTGCAGGCTGACTTGAGCGCTGAGATCAGCGCACGGGAAAATCTGCAAGATGCAATTGTATCGCTGATTGATAAAGGAGCAAAGAATCTGCTGCAACTGACTGGCGATAATGTCACCGGCTACGGCGTATCCTGCGTGTTCGATGCAGAGGCTGGCACGATCACGCTCAACGGCGTGAATCCGGATAAAAAGTGCACTGGCTCGTTCAATGTGCAGGTCGCCGATCCGGTGAACATGGCGCTCACGGAAGGCAAAGCATACCACTTTATGTGTGACGGCACCTCGAATGACACCTACGGCATCTACATTTACAAATCCGGTGCAACTCCGGTGACGCAGTGGGACTGCTTCACAAATACTGATGCCGACTGGAATCCGGTGTGGAGCACATCAAACGGATTCCGCCTGTTTGTCCGCAGCGGCACGGTGGTTGACAATGTGGTGCTGCGCCCGATGATCTGCACGGCGGAGGACTGGGCGCTCTCAGAGCAGTTTGTGCCGTTCTGCCCGAGCCTTCCGGAGCTTTACCGGATGATTCTTGCGCTTGGCGGCGGAACACAGGCGCAGAGTCTGACCGCGCAGGCACAGCTCATGAGCAGCGGCACGGAAGGAGGCGAAACGGCATGAAGTACATCATTATGATTACAATTGTGATCGGGCTTGCTGCATCTGATTTCTTAACAGGGCTGTTGAAGGCATGCGTGAAGAATGATGTGAGCAGCAAGACAATGAGGCTTGGCGGAATTCACAAGATTTCGGAGATCATCATCATGGGTGTCGCCTGCGGCCTCGAGATCGGCCTTGACTTGCTCGGCAAGTACTACTCGCCCGACGGAGAAGTCGCGCAGAAGCTCGCCGCCGTTTCGGGCATGGTCGCGAGCCTGCTTGTATTTTTGTACATCCTCACGATGGAGCTGATCTCCATTCTTGAAAATTACGCCGAGATCAATCCCGAGGCCCGCTGGGCCGGATGGATTGTGAAGAAACTACGAATTTTCCAACAGAAGGAGGAAAAAAGCAATGTTCAAACCGAGACTGACAAAACCTGAGGCAGGCAACCCCTATTACAACCGGCTCGCAACCGGCGGCTATTCCGGCGCGATCATGGGCAGTCCGCGCTGTGAGGGTACGGATGTCCTCGCCAACTGCGTCGGTTATGCAGCTGGCAGATTTAATGAGATCATCGGGAAAGGCAAATACGTCTATTTCCAGTATCCTCCGAATGCAGAGGATTTCTATGATACGGCGATTGCCGCCGGTCTCGAGGTCGGCACAAAGCCGCAGCTCGGCGCGATCATCTGCTGGGCGAAGGGCAAAACGTGGACCAGCGCGGACGGTGCAGGGCATGTTGCCGTGGTCGAGGAGATCAAGTCTGACGGCAGCATCATCACTAGCGAGAGCGGCTACGGCTGTACTAATCCGTTCTGGACAACGCACAGATACCGTGAGAGCGGAAACTGGGGCGCCGGTACACAGTACCGGTTCCTCGGCTTCATTTATCAGCCGGAAACGCAGCAGGCGGAGCGCGTGATCCGGAAGGGCGACAAAGGCGCCGACGTCGAGCTGATGCAGGCACGGCTCGCCGCAAAGGGATATCTCCGCAAGTCCGAAGTTGACGGCGACTTCGGCACGATCACGCTCGGCGGTCTGCTCGCGTTCCAGTTTGAGCATGATCTGGATGTGGACGGCCTCTGCGGACCGGCGACAAAGGCAAAACTTGCAAATTAAGGATTAAGGAGGCAGACTATGGGATGGATTTCGGTTGAGGCACCCAGAGCAATCATTGGGTATAAGCAGGAGAGTGAAGGCGAGCCTACTACAATTCTTGGCAAGCCGATCGCTAAGCTTGATTTGCAGGTTGCAACCGCGGCAGACCTGCCGGAGATCGGTGATGAAGTCGACGGCTACATCGTGGCCGCAGGCAGTACCGCACAGATCGTTGAGGCAGACGAGATCACGTTTGTAACGCTGAGCGGAGACAGCGGCAAGTGGCATCCGGAGCAGAGCGGAAGCTGAGGTAATAGGCATGAATTATTATGATTTGATGAAAGCTGCCGCGATTGCGGGGACTGGCATCACGGGAAAACCTGCAATGGATGATTATGCGGCGATCGCGAAAATTGTGCGGGCAGGAAAAGCACAGGAATTTTTCAGGATTGGAGAGCAGATCATCTGCAAGTACACGGAGACAAACGGCACTGTATATGATATGCCGTTTGATATCGTTGACTTCGGCACGAAAGCGCTTGAAAATGGCAAGGTCGTTCCGGCGATGATTATTCAGTCACATTATGCAACCCTCGAAAGCATCCAATTCGACGCAGCAGAACCGAACAGACCAGCGGAAGAAGATTATTCAGGGCAAATTGCATCTGGCGGTTGGAATAGGTGGATGAAGTCCGCGTATCGTCAATGGCTCAACAGCGCAAATGTCAAAGGCGAATGGTGGGCGGCACAGAATGATTATGACGCTGAGCCGTCAGAGCATGCATCCGTAAATGGATTTATGCGCGGACTGCCGGTCAAATTTCTGGCTATGCTTAAACCCGTGAAGGTGGAAACCGTGCGAAATTACAGAGACACCGACACGGCGCAAGCAGCTGACACATACGAATATGACACAACCTATGATACGTTCTGGCTACCGTCAAGAGAGGAAGAATATGTCACAGCAAACGAACCAAATCACCGCGAAGGAGCGGCATGGCAGTATTGGATTGACACACTGACACCAGAAGCACAGGTTGAGCATGAGCCGCTGCCGCAGCAAACATACACCGAACAGAGCCGCCACATTCTGATGTCGCACAGACGTTTCGCACTGGATGATACTGAGACAAGCGTTATAGTGCGTTTACGGTCATGCGACCGTAACATGTCGCGCGGTGGCTGGATCATATACAAAGAAGGATGGGTGTCCGGCTACGGTAGTTCATCAAGCCTCCGTTGTACTCCGGCTTGCGCTATCTGTTAAGATACCCAAACAGCCAGATCTACCAAGTGAACGCAGACACATCTACAACAAGCGAAGAAAATAATATAACCGGCAGGGGAGTGATCCTCTGCCGGTTGTATCTTTTTGGAATTCGGCGGACGCAGCACCAAATAGATATAATCGGTATCACAAATGATAAACGATCTCTATGCGACCGCTTGGCTTCATGAATATGATCTGATCAACGAATGTGTGCAGCGTCTGGTTTTTGATGATTTCGCTCGCGCGAGGGTCTGTGAGCGTCGTCAGGCTCGTTTCTGCGCGTCCTCTGAATGCACTGGTATCAGGTGCCGGTGCAACCTCTGTAAGCTCTGCACGAAGCGCAGAGAGCCGTTCTGTGATACGGTGCTTGTTCTGCCTGTATTCTTCCAGCGTGTCGATACCTGCCTCAAACGCCTCTCTGACACGCTCCAGCTTGCGCTCTTCCTTTTCGATAAGTGCCGGGATCGGTGATTCAGCCGGTTTCGGCGCGTTTTGTTTTATCACGCGGGATTCAAAATCAGGATCTGCCAGATCCTCGCGGATCTTGTCGAGCACGGCAGCATTGATCTTTGGAATGGAGATCGCGTGCGAGACCTTGCACTTGCCTCTTCCATAGTTGTGGCATTGCAGATATTTTCCGGTCGATGACATGATCAGCGTGCCGCCGCAGTGATCGCAGTGTACCATGCCCTTGAGCATGAACTGCACCGGCTGATCGTGCCGGGCGTATTTCTTATACATCTTCTTTGTGTCGGCACGTTTGGCTTGCCCAGCGTCAAAGACTTCCTGCGTGATGATCGGCTGATGCTGACCGTCTACGCACTGATCCTGCTCATGGTAGCGGTCCGAGCGGTCGCCGGTCAGACTGCGGCGCAGTTTGCCGATATACACAGGATTCGTCAAAATGTACTCTACCGTGCGATTCTCGAATGGGTTGCCATGCCGTGAGGTAATTCCCATCTCATTGAGCTTGCGCGCGATCTGACGTACAGGAACGCCGCTCAGATAGTCCTCAAAGATCATCTGCACGATCGGAGCAGCTGTCTCATCCGGGAAGAAGATGCCGTCCTGCATCCGGTAGCCGAACGGCGGCTGCGAGACGACTCCGCCACGTGAGAACTTCTCCGACATACCGCGCTTAACTTCTTCGGCAAGGTTCAGGCTGTAGTATTCGTCCATTGCCTCGATCAGCGCTTCGATCAGGATTGAGGTCTTGTCTTCGGTGAGCTGCTCGGAGATGCTGACAACCTCGATGCCGCATTGCTTGCGCAGCATCGACTTGTAAACAATGCTGTCCTCGCGGTTCCGGGCGAACCGGCTGAACTTCCACAGCAGGATGACGTCAAAGGGCTTCGGCTTCAGCTTGGCGGTGCCGATCATGCGTTGAAACTGCACGCGCTTGTCAGTCTTCCGACCGCTGATGCCCTCGTCCGCGAAAACGAACTCTTCCGGCAGGATCAGGTCATGCTCCTTCGCATACTTCCGGATTGCCCCCAGCTGGCTTGCCGGCGAGAACTCGATCTGATCCTCAGTTGACACTCGGATATATGCCGCTGCGGTTTTCATAGACATCGCTCCTTTCTATTGACAGAATCATAGTTTTATAGTACAATATATGTGAAGCAGCTGGGTTCCTGAATGGGAGTAGGCGGCGCCGCTTAGAGCTCCTTTGCTTGCTTCACGTTAAAGTATCCTCTCGGCAGTAATCTCCCCACTATCCGGGGTAAGATAAACCCGAGGGGATTTTTATTTTTTATCAAGCATTTTCTTGACTTCCTTATCAAAATCAGAAGTGATTTTCTGCGTTTTATTGAAGATATCGTATTCGGCAGCGGCTTTGCGTTTTGCATCGGCATGGGAGACGCTGCCTTTATCTTTTAGAATCTGGTACTGATTGAAGGATAGGAATGCATTGACACTTGCCGCAAATTCCGCCATTGTGAACGTGTTGCCGCGTTCAATCAGCCCTTCAATATAGTCGAAGAACGCAGTCACGCTGCGTTCCAGCGCTCGAATCTGTTGCGCAGAGAGATAATTCTTAGCGATATAGGCATCTGATTTCAGGATGCGTCCGTCCGGTGCATCCTTCCATGTGGTCAGTCCCATGTGTTCTTTTGTGTGGTCAGCAGAGGAATAGACAATCTCGGCGGCAGTCAGACCGGTGATCGCATAGTGAAACTTATTCTGAACTGTTGCATAGAAATTCTTGGTTGTTAGCGATTCCTTATCATAATCAATGCTGCACTCCGCGAAAATATCCGTGATCTGCTGCCAGATGCGGCGTTCACTTGCCCGAATCGACCGGACACGCTCCAGAAGCTCACGAAAGTAGTCTTTTCCGAAGACGGTTTCACCTTGTTTCAGGCGCTCATCGTCCATTGCAAAACCCTTAATCATGTATTCTTTGAGAATTCCGGTAGCCCAGATGCGGAAACGTGTTGCACGGCGCGAATTGACACGGTAACCGACAGAGATAATTGCGTCGAGGTTGTAGAATTCTACATTACGCTTGACCTGCCGAGTGCCCTCGGTTTGAACTACCGAGATTTTCTCGGAAGTTGCGTTTTTGTCAAGTTCACCTGATGAATAGATGTTTTTTAAGTGAAGAGAAATGTTATCGGCAGAACAGTCGAACAATTCAGCCATTGCTTTTTGCGTTATCCAGATGCTTTCATTCAGCACGGCTGCATTCACCGTGATATCGTCCTCTGCATCACGATAAAGCAGAAAACGCATTTCCTTGTCAATTTCTTTCATTGAGGCTCCTTTTTATGGTTGATATGCTGCGAAATGTATTGAAATCAATACATTTTGGCTTAGCGCTTAAATGCATTTTACTTTCGATAATAGGCAGTATCCATAAATAACAATTTATTATTAATTTATTTGA